CTACAACAGCTTGGTTATTTATAGTTACTACTGATAGCCCTGTGCTGACGGAATACAATTTACCATTTACTTGAACAGTCGGACTGCTAACACCATCAAAAACATCATCTGTACCGACTATAAGATATGTTGATCCTGGAGAATTGTATGTAGATGAAATAAATTCAATATCTGTATCATTTGCAAAAATACTTGTATTAATATCATTAAACCCTGTTAATACACTGGAATCAGAATGTGTTGAATACTGTAGTTTTGTATGTCCACTACTATTTAAATAATGAATAACCAAACTATGGCTTTTACCGTTATTTTGTCTAAAATTAGCTGATTCTATTGCTTTAAATGTTCCAACAATAGGTGTTCCATATTCTACCCAGGATCCAAAAGACAATGCATCGTTATAATATAAAATAAATCTTACCCCTGTGTTTTGAGCAATAAATAAATATTCGTGATTTACATCAGAAGATCCAAGAGATCCATTCGTTTTAAAAAAATTTGTAGAAGATATTGAAGCAAGACCAACAAATTGACTTGCTGTTATTCCACTGGTGCTAATAGTAGAAACACTATCAGAGGGTGTGATCTGGTAGAGAGCAATTCCTTTAATCAATAAATAAAGGTTACCATTAACTACTTTCATCCAAGAATCGCCAGTTGCAAGGGTTGATGATAAGTTAGAACCCACAACAGATTCAGATACAGTTCCATTACTACTGCAAGTGTATTTTACTATAAAATTATTATTAGATCCACTTTCTGTGTATGAATGATGCACATAAATAGCGTTATTAAACCCAATCATGCTTCCTGTAAAGTATACACTTTCATCTCTGTAAGTATCATGAAATTGAGTGCTTAAATCAGCTACAGAAGAACCAACACAAGTAATTAAATTTTTTCCCTCCTGCGAAACTTTTGCAATACTTAATGCTCTACCATTCATAGATGCGATTGCTACATCATATATTTTTCCCTGTAAAGTGCTGTTGTGAGATATTGAATCATGCATTAATAAATGAGTATTATGCTTCCCACTAAAAGATTGTGCCGATGCACCAGTTGCTAATGTGTTACTAAAAAAACTACCACCCCATGTCTGGGCAGTATCTGTATTGATTCCTACTTTGGTTGTAGAAGGGATTACATCGGCAGATTCATATACTCCTATTGGTGTTGCTGGGCTCCCACTTGTGATAGATGTTTGTGGGGATGCATTATTTTTAATATCCTGGACTAATACCTGGTCATCTTCTGTAATGCCATGTGGTGATGCTGTTTGAAACCATACAATATTATCTTCTATTTGTAAATGATCTGTTACATCGGGTAATGAACTATCCCACCACCATAATTTTACGGATTGATCGGTAGCTTCTACCGTTACTAATAAATATCGATACCCATCTCCTGCATCATTAATATCTCCTTCAAACTTATCCGATACAAATGTAAATATATTATGCACTGTATAGGCTTTGGATGGGCTATAAGAATCGTTTACAAAGGTTAAGCCAATAGAAGGTATACCCGAAGCTGTTCCAGCCCCAAATGTCTTTTCTAATTTTCCTGCCTGGATCTTTAGGTTTTTTATTTCCTGGGCAACATTATCTGGAAGATCTTCAATATCAGCATTGGTTAAAACTCCATCAAATTCTTTTATGTCAATAAAATTTGCCATTAAGGATTTGGATAATTAGGGTAGATAGGATCAATTAATGAATTAGAGGAAGAATAATCAAAGGGTAACCCTTCTCCTACGACTCCAGTAGCTGGATTCTGGTTGTATTTACCCAGATATTCATAAGCCCTGGTTAAAGCATTGTTCATGCGATCTTGTTTATTTACAGTTCTCCATAGTTCTGCTTCTGCAAATTCCAGGATTGCATCGTGAAAAATAGCATTTAAATCTGGAGCTATTGCTGGGGATGCTGTGCTGTTTAATACAGCAGGTGTTTTCATGTAGTAGCAGTCTACCTTCGCAGTATTGTTATAAATATATATTCTGTTTTTAAATATAAAGTACACTGGCTCTGTGCCATTAAAGGCAACATATCCTGTGCTGAAATCTTTGACCATATCAAAAGATACTTTGCGAATAAAGGTACTGTTTTGTATTCGTATTCCTAAAATACCTAATGGTCCACCAAATGGATCCGAGTCTAATGCTCCTGCTTGTGTTGGTATAAAATAGCTACTAAAATGGCTATCTACATCGGTATCAGTAGACATAGTAATATCGGTTTTAATTACCTGTAGATCAGTTAATAAATGTGGGTGTAACGACTGAATCACTTTATCCTGGGCACGATTCAAATATCGTTCTTTGATAGTCGTAGAAAAGAGATCCCCTGCTGTATCTTCCATTCTATCGCCTAATATGGTTACCATGTCTGCTGTTGTCATAATATTTCCAGTTATCACAGCCCCAGGAAAACCCCAGGGCTGTAATCGTTATTCAGTTACTTAAGCGTAATCCAATGGTGAGTAAAGATCTTCTACAACACAATGAGCCTTACGGTTTGTAACAACCATATTCCCATAAGTATGTACTTTCTGCACAAATGTGTTACTTTGTGTATCTTCAATCATATCGGATGCAGTGAACTTTGCACCAGAGTTAAAGAACATATGCAAGTATTCTGTGTTGATAAAATAAATTCTACCATCAAAGTTTGTACTTGCTACTGCTGGAGAAGCAACCTGCTGTTGTGCAGTTACCATATCCTGGTCAGCTATAATGTCAATTCCTCTGAAGTTTAATCCAGTGAATCCCATTGAACCCATTTTTTCAGACATTTTACTACCTGTTTTTCGTGGATCAATTTCGCTTTCAATAAGATCATACAAATACTGTGGCACAACAATTAAGTCTGGGTTTTCACCAGTTTGAGCCCTTGCATTTGCAACACCTTTAGCAAGAATACGAAGGATGTAAGTGTTTTTACTTGCATCAACCATATTAGCTTCTGATATATATTGAACTCCAGCATCTGGAGAATCACCTACATAATCACCACTTGCATCAGAAAAACTATCATGATCTAATACAGGTGTTTTCCACCATGAATTAGATCCAGGTGCAAGACCACCAGCAGTTGCTGAATCATCCAACAAAACACCTAATGGATTGAAGGCATCGGTTGCCAATGAAGTTGCAAACAAATTCTCTGCGACTTTCTTCTCTAATCCTTTTTGAAGGTTTTTTACTTTTGCACCAACAATGTTTTTGATAGCCTGTGGGCTATTCATTAACAATGTTTCTTCCTTTGTTACAAGAAAGTGACCTGTTAGCATTGTAGGATTGTAAGATGCTGTTTTTGCAATTTCAGCTTTTACTGGTGTGTACCCAGTTGCAGGACTATCTGCATTGGCGAGACCATGTCTATCACCAAATACGCTTACACCAGCATCTGCGTGTTCTATTGGTACAACGATTTCACGACCATTAAAGGTCTTTGCTTTTGCCTTCAGTATTGCAAGTAATGGATGAGACTTCTTAAAGATGTTATCATACAAAACAGGCATATAATACTGTTGGATTAAGGCACTTAATGAAGCAGAACCAGTTCCACTTACTACTATGTTAGACATACGCTAACTCCTTATTTCCGTTATGAATTAAAAAATGTTGCCACATCAATATCTTCGTAATTCGTGATCTTTGATTGTTTATCACTCTTTACGCCTACTTTCTTTTGGACATTGACAGGCACAGATGGTTTTGCTTTTACAGGAGTTTCTACTTTCGGTTTATCAAAACTCATGACTTTGTAGGCTTCTTCCAGCGTTAGTAATCTTCCAGACTCTTCGTGGGCGTTTATTGCATAGTCTAATACTTCCTGGACTTGCTCACTTTTTAACGAATATTGTGCTTGGAGATTGGACATCGACTGGTCTAAAACCTTTTCAGCTTCCATCATTTCTACTTTTTCCCTTGCTTCTGTTAATTCAGATTCAAAGGGATTCGGAAGATCCTTGTTTTCCATCTTTAGGGACTGTTCAAACAGTTGCCCTGCTTCTTCACCAAGTTCATCTTCAATCGCTTCTTGAAGCGTATCTCTGAACTCTTCCGATTTGTTTAGTTGTTCTACTAATTGAACCAAAGGCTCTACAGCCCTACGCTGATCTGCTACTTCCTGGGCTTTCTCCGTATTGGATTTGCTCCATTCGTGGCGATTATCAGCATCCTTTTTCCAGGACTCTATATCTTCAACAGTGAATTGTTCGCCATCTTCTGTTTCGTAGTATGATGTTTCCTCTTCACCATCAGATAGTTCCTGTTGTGGTTCATTAGGTTCTTCTGTTTCGGCTGGTTCTACTGACTCTGTGGTCACAGCCTGTTCTGTATTCGATTCCTGTTCTGATTGCTCTCCCAAGAGTTCCCCAGGGATCGGAATATTGTCGTAGTCATCCGTAGAGGGTTGTACTTCTCCCACTGTTGGATCTCCACTAAAATTTCCCACCTGTATCTGTTCAGATTCTGGTGTTACTTCTAAATTTGTTGTTCCTACTACATTTATTTTTGACATATTGTTATCCTTTCAGTTGGTCTTTCGACACTGGTTTTGAGTAAAAAAAAAGCCCAATGATCGCCAGGGTGTCCTGGGTAATCACTGGGCTTCTTTGTTAAAGATTGTCCCTATATTTTTATGAGTTACTTTATTCTTTTAGCTTAATACTTTTCCTTTCATTGATGTTCGCTACACCACCTTCAAAAAAATTAATTTCAATTTTTCCTGTAAACTTTTTTGCGATCTTTAATTGCAAATATGTAAATAACTTTCTCATTACTTTGTTGAAAAAAACATTAATAAAACACACCGTTTTCCAGCGTGTTGAGTTACCTTATGTTTCATAGGGTTGTTAAACTTTCCTGCTGAATACAATACACCATTTAAATAATGGTCTTTAATCTCAAATTCTTTTCCCTCTTGCTCAAAAAACAAATTGCCACCCTCAAATAAATTATTAGGGCTCAATAGCAGAGTAGATCCATAATTACACCATGCCATATGATTGTCTACCAGTTTCCCATCTTCTTCTTTGCATCCATCGTAATGCCATTCATGTCCTTTTGGTCGTGTTTCTATTCTCCAATAGCTTGGACTTGTTAATACCAATTCCTGGTTATCTAATTCCGATTGATACACTTTTGCTACCTTTTGTATGCTTTCATGAGAAAAGTCAGAATACATAGCCCCAGATTTCCCCATATCCTGGAGATCTTTTGCTTCGGTAGGGGTAAGTATGCCAGAAATAACCTGGATCATTAATATCCTTTTGATTTTGACAATGCTTTCTTGTACTCCTTCATTCCTGCTTTTGTGTATTTAAACTTCTTTGTTTTCCCTTTCATTTTTAGTTTTGGCATTGTGTTATCCTTTTGTTAAGTGATGGGCAGAAAAACCTCAAGCCCTGGGTTGATCCATATTTGGATCTTCTCCCTGCCCACCAACCAATCCTGCTACAGTGATAATACGATCCTGTATTTCACCTGGTAGTTGTTGAAAATCTGACGTTTCAGCCAAAGCTGGGTTTGCCATTATTAATTGTGCTAATTGTTCTTCTGCTGGTCCTCCCATTCCTTCCTGCATAATAGCTTCAATTAACATTCCTAACTGCTGTTGAAGTTCTTCTGCTTGTTGGACTTGTTGCTGTGGGGGAACCATCTGGTTACGAACATACCAATTCTGTATGATGTCCTGTTTATCGCTTACATTGAGAGCATTAACAACCTCTTCAATACCATAGATCCCTGCCTGGTAAAATTCCATTGCTCGTTCTTCGTTAGCGACTCTGCCTTGTGCATATCTGGATCCATTGGTAACATCTATATCAAATTCACTATCAGCTAATCGCTTGGCTGTTCCAGGATTAAACTCTGGTGTGCCTTCTTCGTTTCCATCTGCATCATAGACAGCCATTGGATTGTACTCTGTAAACTCAAATGATCCTTCTGCATCTCGTTGCCTAATAGATTTAATCTCTTCATCAAAGGTTAAGATCATCTGCACCATGTACTCACCTATTTCTTTTGTAAGTCTGGATACATCTTTGTTTATCTTGTGTCGTATTCTGGTCTGACTGGCTTCCTGCAAGGCTACAATGGCTCTACCAGACAAATCTTTTTCACTGCGACCTTGTGTGACATCATTTACACCAGTAATTCTTTCCATAAACTGACCAACCTGGGCAATATAATTCTGTATATATCCTGAAATTGGAGGAGGTGACTCAAACGTAACATCGCTTGGATCTACTACAGTTATTTCTTCTCCAGGGGCTCCTGTTATTGGTCGAGTTAATTGACCTTTGGCTCGTTGGGTTACTTTCCGAATTGGAAACCCCATACGCCTAATATTTTCATTAATAGCACTAAAGGTTTCATTCATCGCTTTGGTCTGTGTCCGAACATTTTCTGTTTCAGCCATACCCCAAAAATTGTGTGGTGATTTATAGTTGGATATCATAAATACTGGCATCCTGTATAATTCTAATGGTTCATCAACAATTAGTTTATCATTGACAATGACCGTATGTCTACCATTTGGATATTTTTCTTTATCAGATTCGTTACTGTAGCATTCAATAACCAATGCCATATCATAATCAGACTCTGCATTTGCACTTTCTATTCCCCCATTATCCGTTACCTTTTGGTACGCTCTATAATCATCTAACTTTCCATCTGCACTTACCTTGATACCAAACTCCCTATAGATTCTGGTAGTTTCCATAGGTACAGCAAACATAAAGTATTCTCCTGCTTTTAAATCTAATTCAGTAGCATAAGGATGAGGGACCACCGTAAAGGGATCAATTACTTGTATATCAAATCCTTTAAATACACCTTCCTCTGTTAAAGATGGCAAGATCTGTAAGAATCCATTGGAGTAGATTAAACTATCTTTTACTGCCTGGAGGATCTGACCATATAAATCGGTTTCTTCTACAATCTGTTGAAATCTTTTCTGCATCATTTCAGCAAAGAATATGTCGTTCTTTTCTCGTGGCATTACATCCACTGTAGGCTGAAAGTCATTAATGATAGGAAGAATAGTCTCTACAACAGCAAGAGGGAAATTAAAGATCATCCTGGACTGGCTTTCTGTTCCCTTGCTTGGGGTTGCCCAATGCCTCCCATAGTACAATCGTTCATTTTTACGCCATCGATCTACCTGGGATGCTCTGGCTTTCTTGCTTTTATCTAACCAGCTACGAACCTGGGGTATTCTTTCTGATGCATCGGCTACTTGGTCCAATGCTTGTTCCTGGTCTAATGCTGGGTAATAGTCTAATCCTGCCATGTTATTTCCTTGATGCTATGCTGTTTGCAACCAGGTTAGGATATTTCCATCCTTTACTGGCACTTAATTTTTTTGCATATGCTTTTTGTGAAGGGGTAAGTTTCTTGCTCTTTTTCTTCGGATTCTTTTTATCCCAAAATGCTTTTTTCATTAATAATTGTCCCATTCTGGTTGTGTGTTATCTGCATCCACAACAATGTTATCAATAAACTTCATGGTGTCTGTCCTGGTGTCTGGTCTGGTTGCACTATCTACAATCTCACCTATCATGTATCGTAAAGCATCAACAGCATGATCATCTTTCTTTAATGGTTTCTCTGGAGCGTTTAGATCTGCCCTGGATGCACTGGGTTGCTCCCACTGATAATTGATTAATTCTCTTCGTAAGTTTTCGCAGGACCTGGTAATAAACATCTTATTGGTTTTAATGCAGTTGGTTACTTTATCGATCCCACCTTGAACATCGTTGTTTGCTCCTACAACAGGGATATGTAATTGTCTGTAGCGATTCCCTATTGTCTCTGGATCTCCTTGCTTCCCTGCACCTGTACTCGGATCAATAACATACGTCTCATATCTGCCTTCATTTAAGTGAGCCTTCAAAGCCCTGGCATGATAGTCTACATCTTGACCTGCTTCGTAATGCTCTCTATAGATCCAGATCTTATCATCCTGGTCTACTGCACCCCACAATACTGCTGTTGGGTTTGTTCTTCCATGATCAATAGCAATAAACCTTCTCCAACCAGGATCTGGCATAAAATCATTTACAACATGGACACTTGGCTCAAAGTCGGGATAGATCTGACCTTCAAAAGCATCCCAGGATCCATATAAATATCGATTCACCCAGATCTCATTGTAGTTGTTCATTAGACTGTCTACATAACCAGCAGGTAGGTTTGCAATATTCTCTTCGGTCTTTGCATTAAAAATAATGTTCCCAGGGACTGGATCATGTATAAATCGATGCCATACCCAATTATGTCCTAATGGGTTGCCTGTTATCCAGCACTGTGGGTTTGATACAGCCCTTAAACGACCTAATAACGTAAGGAAAACCTCTTCGCTAACCTCTTCAGCCTGGTCAATATAAAACCAGCCTAAATTGATCGATAATAACTTGGCTGGATCATCCAATGATCGAAAGATAATCTCGTGACCATTCTTAAAAATACATCGGTTTTCTTGCTTCTTGTATTCGTAATGGACTCCTGGTAAGAATCCCATTAAATGCAATAATTCAAAGAAGGTACGCTGGGTTGAATCTCGTAATTCTGGGTAGGTCTGTCTGGCAATCATACCTAATTGTGGGCTATGATTTCCATCAACGACTCGCAGGATCCCTTTTAAGATCCCTGCAAATGTTTTCCCATTACCGATTCCACCAAAGAATGCGATTACTTGATCTTCGCACTGCATGAAATCAGCTTGGTTTGGATTAAGTTTTATGTCAGCCATCGTCTGCCAATGAAATATTAATAACAGGCATTTGGACTTCACCATCTACTTGGTGCTTATCAGTAAACATCGCCAGGTGCTTTCCCTGGAGTTCCGATGCTTTTAAAGAAATATTATATTGCTCTTTCCCCTCTGATAATTGTCTGACTCGCTCTATGTCATTCAATACTTTATCGGCAGTTAATTTTACTCTCTTCTCTCTCTCTAATTTTAATCGACTAATCTCTTCTTGTATAACAAGTTTAGACAAGTTTTCTGATGCTATTCTATTTGCTGTTTTTTCGCTGTACCCTGCTCGTATACACGCTTGTGTTGCGTTTAAGTCTATCAAGTATTCTTTACAAAACATCTGCTGTTTATCGGTTAGTTTAGGAATATCCAACAATAACCTCTATAGGTACATATCCAGCTTGTAAAGCACTAATAGCAAGATGTGCCCAAAGTTCCTGGACATCATCAAATTCGTTAAAAGCATAATCAACCTCAACAATCACACTTGATCCCAGTCTGGCTGGGGATCTGTTTCTTTTTTATTTAAATTAAGTTGTGGCACTATGGATTGATCGGATTGTCCTCGCTGATACACATAAGCACCTAAAAAAAAAGCACAAAGAACAGTGATCCCTTGTACCAAATATAAAATAATAGCATTCATTATTGCTCCAAATTTGTATCAGTATCATTATTTATTGCTGTGACTTTCTTGCATTTAGGACAAATTTCTTTTGGCTTCCCATAATGAGGAAAATCAACATAGTAATATTGTGGTCCTTCTTCTTTACTAAAATTTCTATTATTATGATTCCATTGCCATACAGTTCTACACTTTGGACAGCTAATTAACTGATCCAGTATTTTTTTATTCTTAACTTTTTTGGTATAGTTTACCTGCTTCATGTAATTGTCTGCTGTACCTATCTCTGTTGCCTGTAAAATCTCAAGGATAAAATCGTTCATACTGCATATCCAAGTTTTTCTAATATTTGCTGATCGGTCATTAATACTTCTCCTCTACTTTCTTTTCCTTTCCTTTCATATCCTATCTTATCCTGCGACTTTCTGGTATCAGAAACTATTTTAGATGGATTGTCTTTTGCTTTCATTGTGTTGTACTCATAGGGCTTCATAAACTGGTCACCACACTCACAAAATGCATCGTTAGATGTAATCTCTCCCTGGACTTCTTTCACCTTGTCACAGCCATAACAAATGTATTTAACTTTCTTTATTTCTTTTTGGATCTCTGGTGCTTTGACCTGGGCATCTTTATCCCAACTGAATGCAGTCATGTTCATCTTCCAGGTTGCCATCCTTCGCTTCATATCAAAGACCTTTTCCATTTCCCATCGCATCTTCTTTCCTCCTTGATTTGTTGCACCCCAATGGTTGTTAAACTTTCGTTGTTCTACTTCTGGTAACCCTTGTTCCTTGCCCACTTTTTTTATCTGTTCTACAAATTTTAATTGTCTATCTTTGAGTGTGAGTGGTGATGCTTTTTTAGCATCGCCTTTTTTCTTATTAGTTTTATTAATCTTATTATCTTTTATTATAGTAGTGTCACTCACTGTCATAGCTGGTGTGTCACTCACTGTCATACCTACTGTGTCAGTAACTGTCCCTTCTTGGCTCTGATATTTCTCATAATTCATGATTTTCACGAGGGTAAACCCAAAATCTGTATGTGTGTCAATCATTGTGTCAGCTTTTAGACGATTCATAAACTTTACTACCGTATTCTTTGCCATACCCCATCTCTCACCCAACTTGCGATAAGAAGAAGGAAACTCACCTCTTTTGATCGTTACGATCTGATCTTTGTATGGTTTTTTGACCTCCGAATAGTTCGCCATCATCAACATATCCAACCATGCTTTTAGGTATTTAGGATCCTCCCATAACCAATGATTTCTTATCTGCTTTTGTAAACTAATCCAACCCCTCATAGTGGAAACTCCATGTATCTGTAGAACCACTTCCTATGTGACTCCTGGTTATTCTTTGCTGTTTCTACTGCCAAGCATATCACCTCTTCATTTTCATAAGGATAATATGCGATTATGTCTTTCGGTGCATAATAGACTGCGATAACATCTATGTTGCTACCTACATATTTTTTTAGGCTTACTTCAATGCTCGATTTATGCCTTTTCTGCTTGTTTCTATACTTCACTTGAACTCTCTTAAGGCTCTTCCCTGTATCCACGACCATATCCACACCTACATCATCCACGATAGGTTCGTATACTGAAAATCCTTTATTCATCATCAAGTCTTTCTTGACACATTGCTCACCTACCCATCCTATTCTTTTCGTATTCATCTTTCTTGAAAATTGTATTTAAAGTTTTCTTGTTCAACATCGTGCAACACATCTCTTAATTTCTCTGCACCAACACAATGATCGTAGGTAGGAAAAAAATATTGCCAGGTTCCCCCTGCCATATTGATATGATAGAAAAATGCAATCCCTACTTTCCCTGTATTTTTTTTAAACTGTACATAAGCTGTAGACTCGCTTAATGGATGAATGCTTTTTACTTGAAAGGTTTCTTTCATAACATTCTTTTCTCGGTCTGGTCTACTAAAATTATATGCAACCTTTTCTGCTTTTTCCCTTAATGTAATTGCAACTGCTTTTCTCATATCTTATCTACAACTTCCTTTACCATCCTGGTCATTCTTAAATTGCCCATTTTAGCTTGATTATGCCTGTCGCAGATAACTTGTATGGCGTGTAATTTTGTAGCCAGGAGAGCAATATTTTGTTTTAATTCAGCGTTTTTCTTTTCCAACTCATCTACCTGGGATCTTTTTACAAATGGAAATGGCATTACTCCACTCCCTTCAGCTGAACTACTGTCCTGGGTTTGCTGGAATATTTTTTAATTGTTTTTAAATGACAGATCTGGCTATCATCTTTATAGAATACACCATTCAATGCATCCAACACTAACTTTACATAGTTATCTATATCAGCCCTGGATGTATTCCATATCGGTGCAGAACTTTTTAATAAATGAGAATGTTGTCCTGTTCTAAAATGTGCCTTTGGTCTGCCGACATAGAACTCGATGGACATAGAGATCGGTCCATATACAGGAGATTTGGGGGCTGTTTTTAAGGCTTTTTTTAAAAAAGTGTCTTTATCGCTCTTTGAAGGATCATATGTAAATCCTTTGCGAGTATGCCTGTGTCTTTTTAAGGCTACAGGTGAGCCTTCTACAGTAAATTCTATCATTGTTTTTCCTTTGGTATGTGGATACCAGGGTATTATCTATTTAATTCGTACCTATCTGCTATTGCTGTGAACACTAACACGAATGCGAATAAACCAATGCCAAGTACACAGATGTACCCAGCCAGTTCACCAAACATTCTTATTAATTCTGCTAACATTGAAATCATGCTTTCCCCTTTTGTTTATCCCAGAAATCATTCGCATACTCCGTTAAGCGATCTACCAACTGCTGGGCTTGATTTACTTTATCATATTCGTTTTCTTTCTTTCCTTCTAAAATCACCTTTCCTAATCCTTCCATAATCAAAGTCATATCTTTTGTACTAATTTGATTTTTTTTCATTTCCCCCACTTCTCCCTTTGCACCAATAAACTGATAATTGAATAGTTCCCAATATCTAAAAAACTATCTTCTATTGATTCGTTTTTTGGATCGGTTTGATTGATAAACAAATTCAACAATCGTTGGATCTTATCATTCATACGAAACCATACCCCTTGAAGGCTAAAATTCCTTTCCTCCTGGGTGTTTAATTGTGTTCCGACACTTATATTGCTTGGACCATAATCAAACTGTTTCTTGCAAAATAAATCATATTGCTCTTGCTGTATTTTTACAAACTCTGAACAGGTCTCTGGATACATCTTCTCAACTTTCTTTACTATTTTGTTTTCGGACATATTCCCCCCTTAACTTTCTTATTAACCCTGCTAAATCTTCTGGCGAGTAATACCAAAGATGGCGCCAACCCAGAAATGCATTTTTCACTTGCACTACCTTTTGTATTCCTAACCCTAATGGAAAATCCATTTGGGCTCTTGAGTACATTCTTTGGTATTTCTGCCATATCTTATTTCCAGAGTAGTCTTTATACAAATTGACTGATGATTGATTTAGTTTTATCATCTAAATCTTTGACACTACTCATAATCCATTTTATGTAGTCAAGATCCTCACCAGCTACCTGGGACCACATTTTACCTTTATGCTTTGTAAAATTGCAGACTGCATCTTTTATATCGTGGCTATTGCCATTCATTTTATTCATTGCCTTGCCTACTATCTTATCTACACCTGTAGGTTTTTTCTGTGTTGGGGGAAACTGACTACCATCATCCTTTGTTAGATCTTCCCACTTTTCTATTTCTTCCTGGGATGCAAGTTCACTTTCACCACCATACATTGGATCAAAAAAAGCCAATGCTCTTCCTACTGCAACAGTCTCTGCCTTTTCTAAAGACTTTTCTTTTGCAATAGCATTAAAACCATGCCCTGTTGCTAAAATAACCCCCTCCTTGTTAAGAATTTCAGCCTTAAAAACAACATAGTTATCTGTAAGTGTGGTTATATTGGTTTGGATAAAAAAACCTTTGTCTGGATGGTATTTTTCTTTAAATGCAGTAAGCCTATCCACAACCTTTGTGTATAACTTTCCACCTTGTACTCTGATTCGCTCATTCATAATTAACTCCTATTATTTTAATCTGAATGTTCTTGATACTCCAGATTCCTTCACATACTTTGCATATTCATCTGGATTTGATTTTTGGAAATCGCCTCGATCAAACACCTTCCTGGGTTTACTACTTTTCCAGGTAGCAAGCGTATCTTCACCGAAAGTGATTAATTCACACCCTGCCATTTCTGATTTGATTGCGACTTCCAAACCTTTAATTGAGCCCTCTAAATCTTTCTTCTGGCTCTTTAATTCTTTTAATGCTTCTATCTGTTGTTTTAACTCGATAGATGCTTCCATAGATGCACCATTTGAATCTGGATACATCTTCTTCAGATCTTCAGCATTTGATGGATCTGGTGCAATTTGAATTGCTACATGGTTATACCAGAAATCCACACATTTATTAACTACCATCTCTGCAAACTCTGGATTATAATCATACTCTTGGATCTCAAAGTTCTCTGGACCAGCATACCCAAAAGTAAGTATAGCCACATATGCCTTTCGTAAACCTGTGATAAGCATCTGTCCCTGGATCTGTGTATAATATTGTATAGGTAGTTCAGCACCCCAGGATTGCCTGGCTAAACTGTTCGCTGTTTTAATCTCCAAAATAGATTTACTACCATCTTTATGGAAAATCTCTCCATCTAAATTGGTTGCTAAAAAATCATGTTTTGGATGAAATTTCACAAACCCATCTACAGCCACTGCTACATCTAATTCTTCCTCTACCCACTTGGCGATCATTGGTTCTGCATCTCTGCCAAACCTCATGCGAAGATTGTCAAAAGGCTCATAGCCATATACTTTTTCCATATACACATCATATGGACTTTTGTATGCATTGTGTAACCCAGCAACCACAGCCCATTCAGAGGATCCGATATAAGTCTGTCGTAACTTTAGATCCAGGTCTGGTCCTTGCTTAATAGGATCTCTCATAGCACCCTCGCCACATTAAACAATACACAAAACACAATAAGGAGCATAATCACAGCTTCTATTACTTCTTCAAATTTCTGCATGGTCAAACTCCAACGGTAACGACTCACAACAATCCAAACAGATTAGATCCTCACCTACATTGTTTTCTGGCTCTGCTGGTATCCACTCGACTTCTGTATGCTCACAAACCTCTACAATGTTGTCGATCTCAAACCATCTTCTATGCTTTCCCCAACGAGGGGCTCGACCTGGTAACTCATGCGGAGAAGTAGATGAGGACATTGAGCGGATGTCATCACCTCCAGGTCGAGTTAATGTTAAATCTTTCATTACTTGCCCCCCTGTGATTCTTCTTCCTCGATTCTTTCATATTTCTCACACTCTTCTCCATCATCTATGACCTCATAAGTAATGTGTTCATAGACTAATCCAAGTAATGCTTTGGCAACCTTATCTCCACAATTTGACCATACATTGTCTACATTACCTCCACTGTGTACATGGACACGAAACCCCATATCTTTAAGTGTGTTTGCCAAAAAGTAAACTGGAATATCTTGTCTGTGATGGACATGATATACTTCATTCATTTTATGTTCCATTGCTCATTCCCCTTTGTTTATAGTGTATGTACTTGGTATCGTTTGCTCTCGATATATTGATCCAAGTCCTTTTGTTTAACTCTGTACTGCCTGGCACTTAATCGATGACCAGGTAACTCTCCTGTTTTAATTAACATCAAGACTAATCTGTTGTCTTTTAATGCTAAAATCTTTCGTACTTCCTCTACTGTAAGTAGCTGTAATATGTTTTTATTGCTATTCAAATGCATCTAATGTATCTTATTGTGTTATAATTAATTAAATAATTAACAGAATATAACTTATTATATTTTGTTATAAAAGTAATAATTTATAATATTTTATAACTATCTGTAGGAGGATAAAATGGGCTCGGTTGATGATTTTATAAACAGTATTAAACTTAAAGAAGGGCTTCGATTTGATCGTGAAGTTGCTGAATTAGTTGGTGTAGATAAACATACACTGGCAAATGCTAAATTAAGGAACAAACTTCCTCAATCTTATGTTATATGGTATTGTAAAAAATACAATATCTCGATTGAAGCATTTAATAAAGAGATTTCTATAACAAAAGATAACACAGGAGAAGAAAAGATGCATGATTTTGCAATGAGTTTAGCAAAAGATAAGATCCAGGCATTGGAAATGGAAATAAATGAACTAAAAAAAAGAAGTCACCTCGTACAAAATCCGACTAAAATCATAACCACAAGTTTATGGGACACCATTGACTATGATGTACAGACGTTCCAAACATATGACTCAAGAGACTTTGGATACTTTAAAAGTTATAAAATAATACGATGGCAAGAGTTTTTTGCTAAACTTGGTTATCATGGCGAGGAAGCAGAGATTATGCATCAAGAACATCTTGATTCTATGGATATTAAAAATAAAAATACAGATAAAGCTGACGGTTACGAAAACTTCTTATTACACCATGAAGCTACAGATTCTCGCCTTTATGATAGAGAGACAAGTAATAAATTTTTTGAATATGAACGAAAAGCCCAAACTGTAAGTAAAATGAATAGATTTAATCTTAATTACAAGCATAAAAATGGTAGCTATGTACCAGCGATTTTACATTGTCTTTTCGATTTTGACAAATTAACAGGAATAAGTAAAATAAAATTTATTGATATGGTTGAATAGTTTGAGCAGGATTTACAAAAGAAATGGATCTCCATATTGGTGGTATACCTATGGAACAGCCCCTCATAGAATCCAAAGATCTACTGGTGCTACTGATAAAAAAGTAGCTGTTCGTATCCAGGCTAAATGGGATGAAGAATTGGCGTTAAGAAAAGCTGGTGTTTCCATACCGACTGTTGACCTGCAAATACCATTTCGGCACTACATAGATGTTATCCAACAAAATAAAAAGCATTCCAGGTATAAAGATATAAAATCAGCATTAAATATGTTTATGACATTATGTCCCAGCATAACCAATAAACACCTTACTCCATTTTATTTGCAAGAATATTATGCAAAACGTAAAGCAATGGGCAGATCTCCAAAAACAATTTTAGAAGATCATAAGGTAATAAATAACTGGTGTGAATGGATGATTGTTATGGGTTACCTATCAAAGAACCCAGAAACAGGCCTAATTCGCCCTAAAAGAGTTAAGGTTAGACCTCGTAAGGCTTACACCAGGGATGAAATAAAACACGCTTTAAATGAAGCCTGGTTAGATCATGATAAGCGATTATGGAATACTCTTTACAAAACAGGATTAAGGGCTGTTGATGGATGTACTTTAACAAATGACAATATTAATGGAAAATTTATAGAAGTGAGTCAAGGTAAAACCGAAACCTATGATAAAGATAGTATTGTAGTCGTACCTATGCATAAAGATCTGCAAACAATGGATATATATAATATTATGAATCCTGGATCGATTGGAAACTCCAGAGAAAGACTTAAAAAGATTTTAGGACATGGCGATTTACATACCCTTCGCCATTCGTTTGCATCGCACTTGGAAGAATTTGGTGCTACCAGATGGGAAACCAAATGTTTATTAGGACATAAAGCCGATAGCGTGACAGCACAATATGTTCATATAAATGTAGATAAACTTTCTCCCTTAATAAATCAATTATAATAAAGAACAATTTGATTGCTGTAATATAACCCAAATTGTGGAAAGTAAGGGAAGGGGGAGGGGATATATGGGGGTAGTCATTGTCACATTATTGTCACATTTTTAATCCTGCCTACTGCATCTTATTCACACTAAACTACACTTCTTAAAAAGCAAAAAACCCCTCAATAAAGAAGGGTTTGTCGTCAGTACGCCCGGGAGGATTCGAACCCCCAACCTTCTGGTCCGTAGCCACAAGTTATACTATATATATAAGAACTTACAGGGATGTGTCACATTATTTATGTGACATTAAACTCGGATAGATCTCCGAAACCAACCATACCAATACTTCTCCTGGCTTGATTTCTTATTTACAATGTCTGCAAACTTTAAAACTCGGTAAGACCTTAACCTTCCTGGCTCTACATTCTTACAAGCTGATAGGGTTGCTGGTCCAAGCCCACCGTCTACTGCTATAGTATATGTGTTCTTACCATTACAGGCTCTTTGTAATACCTTGACTGCACCTCGCTTTCCAAAATTAACCACCATGTCAAAATATATTTCACGAAGCTGTGCTGGTATTTGTTCTGCTTTGGAAGGGATCCAATAGTCTTTATAATAAATATCTTTTGCTTCACGCTCTGTTAAACTTTCTATATCCAGGTCTGGGTATGCTCTTTGGGAAACACCATATTTAGTAGTTCCACCTGGATCCAGGGGATCCTTTGTTATCCTGGATCCCCCTTCTGATTCAATTACCTTATTAATCACTTCTTTAAATGTCATTCTACTATATCTACTTTTGATTGAGTTTCCAACCATACTTTTGCACCACAAGATAAAGGTTTATTTGGACTGTATACAATTTCCGATGGACCATCAATTTTTACTTTTTTAGCATAATTATTTGATTTATATGTTTTAACTGTTAAAACTGGTTCATTTTTATTATGCTTATAGTTTGACTTTATTTTATGTTGATTAACATGAATTATTGTTTTCACTTAAAACGGTAAATCCTCATTCTCTGCCATTGCAGGTTCTTGCTTTCCCTGGAACTCTGAAACAGATATTGATAAGAATTGCTTTGATGGATCTTTCTTTGCAGTCTTTTTCCATCCAGCTAATCTCATTTTTGTACCGTTCATTGTTATATTGCCAGTATAGTCTGGCTGGTTTTCTTTTTCTTTCTTGTCATTGACAAATAAGACACCACTGTTATCATAGGGTTGGTCCATTTGTTCTCCTTGTTTTTTGTTATAGAAATTAAAGTGTACTCACAAATACTTTTATTTTTGCTACTATTTTATCATCTTCTTTTGATGGTGTTACTTTTGCAATTAATTCTAATACTTTAATTACAAATCCCTTTACACCATACTTCTTTACTTGACCTTTGATGTATCTTTTTATCATTACTTATCCTTCTTTACTATTTTTGTTAATCCTTGAAATACAACATCTAACAAAATATCATCCTTATCACTTGGAGACATCTTCACAATCTTTTCTAATACCATAAATCCCAATAAAACCCATTCCCAATTACTTGTTAGCCATTCCATTACATAAACCTCATTATTATATTAACCATTATTGGAAACGTAACTAACGCTATAGCACCCCAAGTTTGTATTTGAGCAATATCGGCATTATGCCTATTTACTTTTCCGTTAAGCTGTTCTAAATGTTTTTCAATTCGACCTAAAGACGAATAAATATTTTTAAGTCTTTCATCGTGTCTTGTTAAAATTCTTGTTATATCATTATTATCCATTTATGGTCTCCCAGATCCATTGATCCTGCCAGAAATAAAACTTATTTTATCGCTCAAATCATCTATTTCTTTCATTAGTGTTTCAAATCGTCTGGATGCAGACTCATTTTGTGTTTCGCTTATCCTGGTAGACTTATCAACTAATTTCAATATAATTGATTGGCTATTGCTTATAACTTCACTCATTGCACTTATGTTCTCTCGTATTGCTTCTAACTCACCATCCTGGGCTTTCTGACTTTTAACCAGGTTGATTAACATATACCCCAGGAAAACAACACAAAACCCTGTAGCCCCAAGTGTCATATAACTTTCTATTAGTAATTGTGGATCCATTATTTACTTTTCCTTACCATTTCCCACTGACTGTGTGTAAAACACCAATTATCAAAATCAACATTAATTTGATCTGCATAAAAATGGCTTGTAGAGTCCTCATCGATAATTTCTACATATGAATACATATTTGAATCCTCATGAAAACTTCCTACAGACCAACCATTAGAACAGCCACTAATAACAAAAACTAAAAATACCTGGGCTAATCTTCCCACTTATCAGATCCTGCTATGTACGCTTTAACTTCTTCATTTGTATATGCCTCAACTCCACTTGGTAATGCATTTAATTCTGCTAATGTCCAATCACCTTTAATTACAAACTCGGAATCATCTGCACTAATTCTTTGAGCAAAATACTTTGGATGTCTGGCAATAAGATCGGATACTTTTGCTCCGTGATCTGTAGTCTCATCAACCACCTCTGCCATGTAAGTATAAGACTCACTTACTGCTGGATGTCCATTCTCTAAAATATGCTCTCCTATGGCGTGAATTAAGTCTGCCTTTGTTCCACTTCCACTTATAGAATGTGTGGTCATAAAGGACTGAATATCAGTTTTTAAATCATCTTCTGTTGGTAGTTCTACCATTACATCACGAGTACCAGTTCTTTCTACTTCTTTATAGGTGAATGTTTGCCAATCGTAACGATCTGTAATGCGTAAACCTAAACCTTGCTCTGTGTTTGGTATTTTTAAATAATGTGTATATTGACCTTTCATATTAATCCTTAATTGCTATGTGCTGATTTTCCATTGTTGTAATTCTTTAAGACTTCTGTTGCTGATAGTGCTTTACCTTTATAAATCCTCACCTCATCTATGCTTCCATTAAAAAACAAGGAATCTCCATTTGGTGCATCTGCACCTATAAATAACGTAGAAACTGAATTAAGTGAACCATTTTTTGCAGATATATCATCAGTATCATCTAAAGCACCATCCAGATAAAATTTAGCATTTGCACTCCTATCTGCTGATACAATTACATGATGCCAATTACCATCATTAACAGCTGTATTTCCACTAAAGCCAGAATTGCCAGAACCATCATTAAGTTCAAGATTTATTTTTTCAGAAGTATTTACACTTAAAGTAAATCCACTTGAGGCATCTCTTTTATCCATTATCCTTAAATAACCTTGCGATGTTGTTTTAAGCCAACATTCCAAAGTAAAATCAGATGTTCCAAGGTCTAAAGACTCTGAATCCTGTACTGATATATACTCTGCACCTTTGAATCTGATACCACTTGATATTGAGTCTGTGTCTGTTAGGTAGTAGCCTTGTGAATCTCTGCCTTCATTAAGTCCTTCTGGAACTATGATTGATGCTGGATCACCATCTACTGTACCATTGTTAGAGTTTGTACTTCTATCTGTCCAAGTAGTAACACCATCATTTCTCCAGTATCCTACTAAATCGCTTGAACTTGCATAGTTACCACTATCAGTTGTTGTTAGTAAAGGTAGTCCAGAGTTGTATAAGGCTGTGATTTCATTGGCTGTTAAAGCTGAACTCCAAATAGCTACATCGTTCATCATACCAGTAAAAGCACTATTAAACACACTATCGCCATCATTTCTATTAATACCTATATATAACCTTCTTGCTACTTGAGATATTGTTCCACTACCAGAATCAGTTGAATCTAAACTTCCATCAATATATATTTTAAAAGTAGAATTATCATAGGATAACGCTATGTGATGCCATGCTCCATTATGTACTGCATTGGTTGAAGTATGGTCATAAACTGTTGCACCAGAACTATTACCTTGATAGCTTCTTATTTTACCATCACTTGTAAGAGATGTAAAAAATTGATTATTAAGCATAACACCAGATGAATTATGCTTTAATTCTAATATAGTAGAAGATGCAGTTGAAGTTTTAATCCAGTAAGAAAAAGTGTAGGTATTCCCAACCCAAGTAGCATCAGTATTATTTAATACATAATCATTACTACCATCAAACACCATAGGATTATTACTTCTTACTAATGGATGTTGAAAGCCATACTCTTGTCCAGTTGCCCAAGTGATTCCACTTCCTGTACCATGATTCTGATTACCAGAGCCATCTAATATTGCAACTCCAGAACCTTCTTGCATTGGCATATCTAACTTTAATGCTGATGAAGCTATGCCAGTAGGTAAGGTTAATTCTGGCTTTGTGTATAACTCTCTTACTTGATCTTGAGTTAAAGCTTCGGAGAAGACTTGCACATGAGACATAGAGCCTGTAAATGGTTGAGTTGCAAAACCACCCCCAGTTCCACCTAATTTTAATTGTTTGTCTACTCCTATAGTTACATCATCCCAAGTTAAGCTATTTGATCCAATACTTTGACCATCTAAAAATATTTGTGAACTATCCCCATCTGATACAACTGCAATATGATGCCACTTACCTAATGTTATAGTGGAGTCTGTAAGCCACGATCTCAATGATCCATCATAATAAAAATATTGTATTTTTTTATTTACATCTAATTGAATAGCCCAATAAAGATTAGCATATCCAATTAAAGTATCCTTATTGTAAACATTACTACCATGACTTGAAATGCTTGTTGCTTTAAACCACATTGAAATAGTTTTAGGTTTTTGCCATTCAACACTATTAACTATATTAACATAATCATTCGTACCATCAAAGCTAACTGCATTCCCACCATAGACTTCTCCATAGTTTAATGGATCAGCTACACCACTTGGTGAGTTTGTGTATCCTGTGTTTGTGGTAGCACCATAGATAGAACCTTCGTTATCTCCTTGTGCATCTGGTGCTTGTATTTCTTTTACAACTACATTATCTATTGATCCAGTAAATGATGTTGTTGCTTCAAAGAAAAAGTTAGCACCACTACCACTTCCAAATAGTTCAACTTCAATAGAAGAATTAGCATTATAATATCCACTTACTCCTTCACCTGTAGCAGAACTACCAGTTCGTACTCTTACACTTCCAGCAGAGTAATTAGATAAATCAAAAGTGATTTTATATTTTCTACCAACTTCTATTCCTATGTCTTGAAATAAAAATGATGCACCACTTTGTGATCCATCACAACTTGCAAGACCATTAGCAATACTCCATCCTGTGTTTTTTGTCCAATTACTATCAGTAGCAAAATCACCATTTGTTACTAAATCATTACCTAACTCTGTACTCCCAAGATCATACCAGCTTACAAGGTTTGTCTTTAATGCACTTGTTAATGTGCTATACGAAGAGAACATAATATCTTGTATTTCACTTTGGGTTTTTACATCCGAATAAATAGCTACATTTGCTATAGAGCCTTCAAAATATTCACCACCCGGTTGTCTACCTATCTCCCCTGTTGTTCCAGTAAAGCTATTAATTGTATTTGTGCCACTACCATCAAGAGAGCCATTTAAATAAATTTTAGCACTACCATCTGAAACATCTACAGTAACAGAGGCATGATACCATACATCAGCAGATAATACTGTTGAACCAGCAATATTACTTCCATAGGTACTGCTATATACTTTGTATCCACCAGAACCACCATTCCATATTAATAAACTTCTTCTTTCACCAGTAGCTTGATCACCCCAATTAACTACTATTGAAGTTTGAGCAACATCTAACTTAAACCATGCTGAAATAGTGTAGTTACCAGATTCTTGGAAAGGAAAAGATATATAATCATCACTTCCATCAAAAGAGGTACTCCCACTTGCTAATGCTACTGCACCTTTTGGTGTGGCTTTATCTTGGATTCTTGGTAAGAAAGGAGAACTGGCAGAATAGGCATCTGTTAAGAAGGTTGCACCATTATTTGTACCATTATTTGTTCCTGTACTATCATTAGCATCTGCACTTAAATTATACCAGCTAACCAGATTGGTTAATTCAGTACCTTTTAAATCTGCATATTGTCCTTTCCAGTAGATAGATTCTATTTCAGATAAAGACAAAGCACGATTCCAGATGCCGACATTTGCTATAGAGCCATTAAAATATGCAACATCACTATAGCTTTGTTTTCCAAACAGTAAATTTTGAGAAACAGAAACAGTTTGAGATGTAGAGGCAGAGGCTACTAAAGAACCATTTAAATATAGCTTTTGAGTAGTACCATCATAAGTACAAGCTATATGATGCCAAGTATTTAAACTTGGATTTGATACAGTTATATCACTTGAATTTAATTGATAGGTAAGGTTACTATCATATAAAAACCGAATACCATCATCATTTGCATCTCTATTATCAAAAACTACTCCACCTGTGGCTGATGCATTTACCCAGGCAGATATAGTATGATTTGTATTACTGAATGCTGTTCCTGTATTTATATAATCATCACTTCCATCAAAAGAGGTAGCACCAGATAGTAGTAGTTCTGGCTGTGATTCGTTAAAGGTTTCAGTGAATCGGTAATATAACTTTAAACCATCTCTGATAAATGATTTTGATACCCTTCTTATAGCCGATATGGCTGTAGAAACACCTATAAACATTTGGTATCCCTACTTAATATAAAAATAAAACATCACCAGCAGAAACAGCCGATGATAAACCAGAATTAGTAGCTACTTTGGTTGGTCTTATTGGGAGAATGCTTCCTTCCTGGCAGTTCTTAAATTGTACTGCACTACCATTCATTTCAAAATAATATGAACCTGTAGTACCAATGTAAACTGCTTTCGGTTGATTTTGTGCAGAAGTTGCAGAAATGCTAACTGCCTTATCGACAGATCCAAGTCCCTTGACTACGGCTATTGCTGATCCTGTTGCCATTTTCTTTCCTTACTGTGGGGACAAAAAAAGCCCCAGGTGAATTAAATGTCCCAGGGCTAATAGGAGGATCTAAATTTATTAAATGTTCACTATTTGTTCATACCACTTTTTTTAATCAAGGTATACTGGATTACCTATTTTAGGTTTCTTCTTTTTCTTTTTCTTTTTCTTTTTCTCCATAGGAAAACCTAAACCTTTAAGGGTTTTATCTTTTAATGATAGGTCTGTTTCTTCCGTTAATACCTCAATTGTGTTTTCTATTGCTCGTTTTGGTCCACTGTAAGGAACTCCAAATACTTTAGAGAAACCAGATACAAATGTATCTATAATAAAAAACAATTTTTTTGCATTAAACTCTTTACCATTAAATGTTTTTTGCACACTTTTCCCAAAATCTGTAAATGGATCAAGAATAGAAACAGGTCCCATTGGATAGGCTAAATTATAGATAGATTTAATAACATGTTCAACGCCTTTACCAAAAAACAATAACCCAGAAAATGGAAATAGTAGTATTGATACAGCTTGATCTTTATCATCCCATTTAAAACCATTAGATATAAACTGAAATAAGGTTGGTAATAAAAATTGACCTACAAAAATTCTTCTTAAATTTTCTGATTTGTCTCCACGACCAGCAAAAAAATTTCTATACCCACCAATAACCATTCGATAGTATTGATTAGGTGATGTCATAAACATAGTAAATAATTTTGCCAGTGAACCTCTTCTTTGAAAATCTGCTAAATCTTCTACATTACTTGCTTGTTGTGATCGCAGACTTGCTTCTTCAAATTTTTTCATAGCTATTTGCTTTGCATTCTCTATTGACTTGCCATCTTTTACAGCTTTTTTATAATGGTATTTATATACAGCCCACCCACCTAAAAAAATCGCCTGTTTATCTCCCATTTTTGTAAAAGCATAAGCAAAGGTGTTAACAAAATCGGTTCCACTAATTAATTTACCTGGTTTTTGGTTTTGTAATGCTGTTACCATATCACGCTCAAACCCCTGGTCGTATCTCATTTCTACCATTTTGCTTTTTGATAGCGTTCTGTACATTCTTTTAAATTCAAGTGGATTAAATACTTTAGCAAATTCTGTTGCCCAATCTAATGCTGGAATATCTGCAATATACGCTGGTATAGAGGCTAACTGTTTGGCGTAAACAACTGGATTTATACCAATGACAGATCTGCTAAAATTGGCTCTTAACTTATCCATCCATTCTAAATTTTGAGCCCTATCTACTCCTCCTCTGGCAATGTCATCCATAAACTTATTTAGCACTTGACTTATACCAGATCCATGAAAATCTGCAATAGACTTTGATATATTTCGATTCATAAATACAGATCTCATTTCTCTCATTACATCTGTATAATGTATAAAGTGTTCCATTTCTGTAATATGTTTCATTATTGAAGTATCTCCATCAAGCCAGGTAAGTTCTTCCTGGTTTGATACACGAGACTTTAAACTTCCTGCTGAAGTCATACTACCCATAGGAGATTTAGATTTATTAAGAGTGTCATCCCCTTCATCTGCTCTGGCTCCAATACGCCTGGAAATAGGTGAATACATT